TGGCGCTGGATAATTAAAGGGTTCCAATTATGATTTTAATAAGAAGGAAAGTTTTAGTTACATTAAATGTTTATTATTGGATGCCTGATTATGAAAATATACTGCAACAAATGATTTGGCAAACTATGGATGATAAACCAAAGTATCCAAGGATACATAAATTTTTAGACTATTGGCATAATAATATAGATGCTGTTGTTAGTGAAATACAGATATGTGAAAGTGAAAGGAGCATATAATGGGAAAGAAAAAGAAAAGCGAAGGATACGTTTCTAAAGGAGAACACAAAAATGTGTCTAAGTGGACTCGTAAAGATATGAAACGTGCTGTTTTGCCAATTATTAATTTACAAAATAAATGGGATGCATTTATAAAAGGTAAGAATGTTATGGTAACTATTCCAAACCCAAATAAAGGTGAGACTAATAAACCTTTTATTCGGGTTACTGCAAAAGAAGCTGGATGGAAAAATCCAGAACCTTATCGTATGAAACAAGAATAGTGTTATAAATAATGTTACAAGGAGTCTATTATGTCTGCATATACTGATGCACAAGCAAATAATGATATTACACGTAATGTACGGCAATATAAAGACTTGGATTTATTCTTTTCAAAAAAGGCAACAACAAAGGATATTAATAAAGTAACGGATGTACAAGCAGTAAAACGCTCTATTCGTAATCTTGTACAATTAAATCATTATGAGAAACCTTTCCATCCAGAAATTGCTGGTGGTGTGAGGGAAATGTTATTTGAGAATATGACTCCAATAACGGCAGTGGTTATTGGTAAGAAGGTACAGGATGTTATAGACAACTATGAACCAAGAGCACAAGTAGTAGGTGTTAAATCAACACCAGATTTAGATCGTAATGCGTATGAAATAACTGTAGAGTTTTATGTGAAGAATGCTCCTACGGAACTTGTTGATTTAAACTTATTTCTAGAGGTATTACGATAATGGCAACTAATGATTCAAGACTTATAGTAACAGATTTTGATTTTGATGATATAAAATTAAATCTTAAAACATATCTAAAAGCTCAAACTGAATTTACAGACTATGATTTTGAAGGTTCTGGTATGAGTATTCTTTTAGACCTTCTTGCATATAATACTCATTATCTTGGTTTTAATGCAAATATGCTTGCTAATGAAATGTTTTTAGATAGTGCAAGTTTACGTTCTAGTGTTGTTTCTCATGCAAAGACTTTGGGGTATGAAATTACATCTGCATCTGCTCCAATGGCTACTATAGATGTTACTCTTAATTCAACTTCTTTAAGTTCTGCTACTATGAATGCTGGAACAGTTTTTACTACTTCCGTAGATGGGTCAGATTATCAGTTTGTTACTATTTCTGATAAAACTGCATCCAATACTGGTGCCGGTATAACCTTTTCTGATGTAAACATATATGAGGGAACATACATAACAACAAGATATGTTGTTGATACAGATGATCCAGATCAAAGATTTCTTTTACCTGATAATAGGTCAGATACTACTACTCTAACAGTAAAGGTTCAAAACTCTGCTGCGGATTCAACCACTACAACATATACGAAAACAACTGATATAACACAGGTATCATCTACCAGCAATTCTTATTTTTTACAAGAAGTTGAGTCTGGAAAATTTGAAGTTTATTTTGGAGATGGTATTGTGGGTAAAGCATTATCTGATGGCAATATTGTCATTCTTCAATATGTTGTTACTAATAAGGGTGCAGCAAATGGGGCATCTGTTTTTAATAATTCTGGTGCAATTGCTACAATCACTGATATTGGTGTATCGACTACTTTGAATGCTAGTGGTGGTTCCGAATTAGAAACTATATCTTCAATAAAATATAATGCACCACTTGATTATGCATCTCAAGGAAGGTGTGTTACAGCTGAAGATTACAAATATTATGCAAAAAAACTTTATACCAATACAGAGTCGGTACAGGTATGGGGTGGAGAAAGTGGTTCGTATGATACAAGTTTGGGTGTAGTAAGTACTGCTTCATATGGTAGAGTTTATATTTCTATAAAATCTAATACAGGTAATAATTTAACTGATGCAGAAAAAGACCAACTAGTTACAGATTTAGCTCCATATAAAGTTGCGTCAATTACTCCAGTGATTGTTGACCCCGATACCACATATGTTATTTTAAATACTATATTTAAATTTAATTCTAGTACTACTACCAGTACTTCTGCTGATTTGGAAGCAGCTGTAAAAACCACAATTACAAATTATAATACAGACAACTTAAAACAATTTGGTGGTATGCTTAGACATTCAAAATTATTAGGACTTATTGACAGTACAAATACTTCAATATTAAGTAATACAACAAATGTAACTCTTGGTAAATTTTTTACTCCAACTACTACTGCTTCAACATCATACACTTTAAACTTTAATAATGCACTTTATAATCCACACACAGAACATAATAAAGCTGCTGGGGGTATCGTTGCATCTACTGGATTTTATATTAATGGAGATACGACAAATGAAATGTTTTTTGATGATGATGGTAATGGTGTTTTAAGATTATATTATTTGGTTAGTGGTGCTAGAGTTTATCAAGATTCTACAGCAGGAACAGTTAACTATGCTAGTGGTGAAATTAAGATTGATGGAATTTATATCAAAACCATTTCAAATGTGGATGGACAAACATCTACAAAAATAAGACTTACAGTTATTCCAAATTCAAAAGATATTGTTCCTGTTCGTAATCAATTATTAGAAATAGATTTAACCAATACTACTATATTAGGAGAAGTCGATACGATTGCTACAGGTGACACTGGTGCAGGGTCATCTTATACTACATCATCTGCTTATACATCTACATCGGCGTATTAAAAAATGGCACCTTTTGACAGTCCATATTCGTCAAAACTTGTAACGAAACTTTCTCCTCTTATAGAAGGTCAAGTTCCCGATTTTATTCAATCGGATCACGAAGTTTTTGTACGATTTCTAAAACACTATTATCAGTTTTTAGAAGCTGGTGAATTGGGTGTTACAGTTGATATTGACAATATACTTCTTGAAATCGAAACTACTTCATATCTTCTAGACCAAAATAATGATAAAATAGTATATGAAAATGCTGCTGGTTCTGGTGGTAAATTTACTGCTAATGAAACTATTACTGGAGGAACTTCTAAAGCAACCGCAACTGTACTTGTAGATGATTTGGGAAATAATAGACTTTTCATTTCTTCACAACAATTATTTGAAACTGGTGAAACTATAACAGGTAGTACCTCTGGTGCGACAGGGACGGTTACTAGTTATAGAGCAAATCCAGTACAAACAATTCAACAACTATTAGCATATGCAGATGTAGATAATACAGTATATGAGTTTCTAGACCAGTTTCGTGAATCTTTCATGAACGCAATACCAGATAATCTTGCAACTGGAATTAACAAAAGAAACCTTATTAAAAATATTAGAGAACTTTATAGAGCTAAAGGAACGTCCGAAGGTCATAAGATTTTCATTAGAATGCTTCTTGATGAAAACGCAGAAATATTTTATCCAGAAAAATATATGCTTCGAGCTTCAGATGGAAAATGGAAACGTAATACTATAATACGAACAACTCCAAGCACTAATGCTATTGGTACTGAAATTCATAATAAAGTTATTACTGGACAAACTTCTGGGGCAACTGGTTTGGTTTTATCTTCTTCTAGTTTTTCTCAGGGTGGTTCTTCTATTACAGAATTTGAAATTGGTTCTGTATCTGGAACATTTTCTAGTGGAGAAACTATAACAGCAATTTCCTCTGTACAAGACGTATCTATGTCTTTTACTGTTAAAAATATTGTATCTTCTTCATCACTTTCTAATGGAGGTATTCTTTATTCAGTTGGTGATAAGATTTCTTTAGATGGTGCTTTAGGTAATGGTGCTGCAGAAGTTAAAGTATCTAAAATTAAAGAAGGTACTGTAAGTGATGTTATTATTGATGATGCTGGAACAAAGTATGAAGTTGGAGATACAGTAACATTTGCAAGTACCGAAAATAATGTTGCAGCTGCCACAGGTTTTGTTTCTATTATTGATGGTTCTATTTTATTGGATGGAACAGATTCAGACTCTACAAATGCTGGTGATTATCTTGTATATGAATCTGGTTCAAATCTTTCTTTAGTTTCTGGAGATATTTTATTAGATGGTACAGATAGTAGTGGTACTAATTCTGGTAGTAATTTAAGATATGAATCTGGTGAAGCTGCAACTGGTATGAGTT